CCGTCTACAGTGGATGTAACGGTTCCCCAGCCAGCAAAGGCACCCGATGTCCCACTCCGAGAACTGAATGCAAAATCAATAACCGGGCTTACGCTCGTGGCAAGACCCCTGACCACATACATCTTGGAAGACCAATGATCAACTACACCTGTATTTATAGCCGCAGCTGTCTCTGATGTGGAGGTGGCCCTTCTCCAAAATACAGAGCCACGAGCCTGTGCGACGCCTGTAGCTGCAGAGGTGTCGTGACCTATTAAGGTCCACCCTGACGGGGTTGGGGGGGCGGATTCTGTTACCCTAGTTTCAACGAATAGAAATCCACAGTCATCTATTGCGTGAGTAGGCCATGCGTTTGTTCCATCATCTGATCCGTGAGCAAATACTGTGCCTACATAACTAATAGCCATCGGTCTCTACCCCTAATCAGGTAATGTTGAAGTTCCCAGTTGTTTCGCTTTAACTGGCATGAATTACGCCAGTGTGAAAATGCCACTCGCATTAAATGCAAGAGTCGCTGTTTCAGCTGAAGCCAATACAATCGCAGAACCGTGATCCCAATATCCGAATAAAGGGTCGACAGGAGAGACAACAGTATCATCCCAAAGGGCGATATACTGGAATGAAGCAAGAGCACCACCGGACGCCGTTATAACAATATCGGCCCCGTAGTCCCATGTGAATGTACCGGCAGTCTGAGCGTGCGTTAGCGATCCTGCCGTCAGAATCCTGTCGACCGCCAGATCGTCCGAATAGTTGGTATAGGTGATTGGCGTAATGTTTGCCAAAATACCGTTACCGTCTGCGGTCGCGTCCGTCCCTGCAGTGGGTGCGGTTGATGTTAAGTCCATTTTCCAAACGTCACCGTCCAAGTCAATTACTTGGCACAGGTTCTCGACGAAGTCGTTTACTTTTGCGAATGTGGCCATTTTATGAGGCTCCCATGTTTTGCCTTGCCCATGATTGAGCATCGTGAATGCTGCCAAACAGCGGTGAAATTACAAAGCGGGCCATTTTGGCATTTTCCTGAACAATAACCCGTGCTCCTTGCTCTTGATACCCGTCAATTATCCTACCCTTCATTTGCTTGTAAATGAAAACGCCTTCCCGTGTTGTCGCGTATTGGCGGGGAACAGACAGTTGTTGTGGGTACACTGCCCGTGCCACGAAGTTATCAATCTTTTTTTTCACGTTCATTTGGGCTGTGTGTATTTTTGGCCCCCCTGCAGAGTCTATCCCAACCACATTCTGAGTGCCCCAGTCACGCCTAAGCTTGCCTGAGTGGGCGGTTGGAAGTATCAAGTCTCTCTGCATAATCTTTCCTTTAAGTTATGCTATCCGAAGGATTGCGTTGCTGGCGTCTGCGGCTGGGAATGTGATTGTGAAGTCCCCGGCCGTTGATATCTTGTCTCCACCAAAATCAAGAACCGCTATGGCTTCTGTTGTGCCAGATCCACCATCTGTCTCTGTGTTGTATATAATCGCCCCTCTGGCGGTTATTGTCGACGCTGCCCATGTCACATCGGCGAAGTCGGTAAAGGCTGTTGTGCCCGAAGATATGGGTGTAACCTGCGTTAACGCGGCACCACCAGCCACATATGCTGTACCTGCAACCTCGTTGGTTGCGCTGTAGTCGGTTGTTGTTGGCCCAAGCGTGGCGGAGCTTGTGTAGAGAGCCACCTTCATAGCATCCGCGCCTGTCCTGAAGTCATGCTGACCCCCCATAAGTTCAACCTTAAAAGAGGTGCAAATTGCTTGGGTTATTGCCATGGCTAAAGCTTCCTTATCATTTCTGCCAACTCGTGTTGGCCTGCATTTAATAGAACATTATATATTGTCGTTCTCTCACCAGCGGCGGCTTGTGTCAAATAAACCTTCAGCATGGCGAGTATCTGTTTTTCAAATTCACGAGCCTGACGACTGACCTCTGGATGTGCTGAATCAGCTATATGGATCATATTCTTTACGCACCGATCAGCGATTTCATCAACAGTGGCCCCACGTCCACTGGTTGTCATCACCTTCACGATCGGCGTCTTCGGTAGTTCCATGCCTATGTCCATTTACAATTCCATCCTTATATCATCGTCCCTGTATGAATCCCGTTTATATGTGCCTGAAGCAAGGAACTGCAGCTGTTTTATAGACATATCATATTGTTCCTTATATCCGGCGAGTATGTCAGCCTCTCCCTTCATGTAAGAATACGCCTCAATTAGGCTTCCGTATAGCAGTGCCCCTTCTGCGTTATCACCAAGCCAAGAGGTTGATGCTGTGACGATACTTTCAGGATCATAAAAATACGCCAGCTGTACAGAATAGCCACTATCAGGTGTTGGCCCCACAATAAAAGATGTCGCGTCAAAGTCTGCATAGTGAACAGGCTCCCCCTCTGTTGACACCAACGGATACGCCTCTCTTATAAAGTTCAAATCCTTCTTCAGCATGAAGTTGTAATTGCCAGAACCGTCGATAACCGCCACAGAAAATGTTGAGAGGTAATCAGAGGGTTTTGCCAAGTACCTGCTGGACGTAGTCAATGTCCCAGTCGCATTTTTTTTAAGGTCAGGTATTTGTACTGTGCGGTATATTCTTTCTTCACACTGACGAACAAAGTCAGGGATATGAGTGACAAAGCTTGTCTCTGTGTACTCACAGTAAGATTGAATAGCTGCTACCAGCTGTGTATAATTCATCGCACAAAACCCTTAATCTCATTAGTTATGGTTAACTAATCTGTCGTTACAGTAACACATCCAACAGAAATTGTAAGATATTGAGCCGCGTGGCCAACAGGATTAAAGCTATAAAGCGATTCTATAGCCCTATCTGGGCGCGGGTCAGTCAGTGATTGCGGGTCATCAATCCGTATTCTGCCGATGAAATTCTGCGGGTGGTCATCGTCGGCAATGTCTCGTCCGATACGCATACCGGTCTTTGTTCCATTATTAAATTCGTCAACAAGGTCTGCAAGCGGGTATCTGAAGCCAGTCCTGTCGCAAAACCCGTAAGCATATTTACCTTTTGCAAGCGTCATTAAAACCACCCCACCGCTGGAACAAGGTATAAGGAATCCCTATCGGTATCTTCATTCGCTGCGAGCAGAAATTGCTCTTCATATTCCCTTTTCAAGGCCGGAACTCGATCTGACACTTCGGTCTTTTTCCCTGCTATGTGGAAGGCAAGTCCAGCAATGAGTGCCGGGACAAAGCGTGGGGGCATATCTGCGGTGCCTGTGATGCCTGAGGTCATGCCATCCATACCGCCGAGCCTGTAGTAGGTCAGTGAGTATGTATCCAGATCAGGCACGGGCCATAAAGTCGCAGTGACTGATGTTGCCAGTCTTTGGACGAATATTTGTGTTGGCCTGCCTTGTGTGTTTTTATTGGTTTGCTGCGCATAAGTTGAAACACTAATACGCTCCAATTGATAATCCACCTGACTGGCTCCGGTTCCCATTCTGACTTGATGTTCAATCAGGTCAATCGTATCAGTTGGCATGGTGTATGTTGCGGTGCCAGCTGTTAGGGCCTCAGTCCCAGATTCGATAGTCCAAAGGTTTAGCCCACGGTTTTGCCATTCCAAGGTGAGTATATTCAGGCTTCTCCTGATTGTCTTTAGATCGTATCCGGATCGCATAACTAAACCAGCACGCTCAAACGCCTCTTCGAATATCTCCGACAAATCTGGTATTACTGTGGCCATATCTTAACCCCGCTATGCGTAGAATACGGTGACAAAGCCTGCGTTGGTTATTGTCGCATATACGCTTGTTTCACATCTCAGACCGTCACAAGGAATTTCCATCGTGATCGTTTCTGTCGCCAGAGCCGGGGTATCAATAGTGCATATTGCGGTTCCGCCAGAGCCGCCATCTTTTATGATGACAGTACCTGCGGTAGCCCCTGCAACAATGTGGATACCCTTAACCCTTGCTGGGCCAGCGAAGATTGCTCCACTGGCCGTAACTCTGGTTGATTTTACATCACTACTCATGATTTGCTCCTATTAAGCGCGATAGCCTTTAAGCTCTATCAGTAGTTTACCGGCTGTGAAATCAGCGTCGGTCAGCGCGCCACAGACAAGGTACAGATATTCGTCTGCAGCTGGTACTGCGGAAAAGATAACTTCCGAGCCGAGAGTTGCGTCGCCAGCGTTTACCAAAAGCGTCTCAGCCAAGGCCGAAATGGCTTGGTCTTCAATGCCAGTGCCTTCTGTGGCTGAATATACGTTAATGTCGGGATCGCCGCCTGTAGGGGCCTCAAAGCACGTCATACGCCCTGTGAGGATCGTACCGTTGCGTGCAGCTGTGATTTGTCCAATGTGACATGCGAGAGCCGTACCGTCCACACCAATGATATCACCAATGGCTGTACTGCGAAGTCCGGTAAGGTCAATCAT